GTCTTCGAAGCACTCCGCAAATCGATCCATCGGCTGCTCCATCCGAATCGGGAGCCTCCTTCAGAATCAATTTCCCTCCGCTTCGCAACAGCTTACAAATTCCCACATGCGATTCCCCTGGGCGGCCATCGGTTGGTCCATCTGCGCTTCGTGCTCGCCGACATCCGCCGCGAGGCCGATGGCCGCAGCTATCACGCCTTGGTGCGGTTTCGCGCCGTCACCGAACCCACCACCTGATCGGAGAGAGTTTCATGGGCGCGCAAAAGGGCAAGGACCTGCTGTTGAAGATTCATGACGGCGCGGGCTTCGTCGCCGTCGCCGGACTACGCAGCCGCAAGATCGCGTTCAACGCCGAATTGGTCGACATCACCCATGCGGAATCGGTCGACCGTTGGCGCGAATTGCTGGCCGGCGCCGGGGTGCGCCGCGCCGCGATCTCCGGCCGCGGGCTGTTCAAGGACGCCGCCTCCGACGCTTTGGTGCGGCAGGCGTTCTTCGACGGCGCGATCAAGCCGTGCCAGGTGGTGGTGCCGGATTTCGGCATCATCGAAGGCGCGTTTCAGATCGCCAGCCTGGAATTCGCCGGCGAGCACAACGGCGAGGTGACGTTCGATGTGGCGCTGGAATCGGCCGGCGCGTTGACGTTCGCGGCGGTGTGAGGCTGGACCTCTCTGGAGGGGAAAGAAAGGAATTTCCATGCCCAACAAATATCGCGGCGAGATCGAGGCCGAGCTCGGCGGCCGGCGCCGCACGCTGGTGCTGACGCTGGGCGCGCTGGCCGAACTCGAAGCCGCGTTCGGCGCCGCCGATCTGGTTGCGCTGGCGGAACGGTTCGGCGCAGGCCGCCTCAGCGCGCGCGACCTGGTGCGGATCATCGGCGCGGGTCTGCGCGGCGCCGGCGAGCCGATCAGCGATGACGAGGTCGCGGCGATGACGGCAGAGCGCGGCGCCGCCGGCTTCGTGCGGATCGCCGCCGAACTGATCGCCGCGACCTTCGACGATACGGGCGTCGCCGACGCGGGCACCGCGCGATGACGGCGTTTGCACCAAAGCCGTTTCCCTGGGCCGAGGCGATGCGGTTCGGCTTCGGCGTGCTGCGTCTGGCGCCGCGGGAGTTCTGGGCGATGACGCCGCGCGAATTGGCCCACGCCATCGTCGCGGTGCGCGGCGTGGCGGCCGCGCCGCTCGACCGCGCAACGCTCGACGCGTTGCTGCGGCGATTTCCGGATCGCGTCGATGCTTCGGGAGAGCGAGCATGACCGACACCACCGACACCACTCTGCTCGACACCGCGACCGAGCTCGACAGTCTGGACCTGAAGACCCGCGAGCTCTCGAGCTCCGCCAACGGCTTCGCGCGGGCGATGACGGCCGCGTTTTCGAGTTCGATCACCGGCGGCAAGCAGTTCGACGAGGTCTTGAAATCGCTGACCTTGCGGATCTCGGATCTCGCGGTGCGGATGGCGTTCAAGCCGCTGGAAGGCGCGCTGTCGAGCGGGTTGCAGAGCCTGATATCCGGATTGACGAGCAGCGGCGCAACCTTGCTGCAAGGCAACGCGCTCGGCGCCGTGAAACCGTTCGCTGCCGGCGGGGTGATCGGGACGCCGAGCTACTTCCCGATGCTGGGCGGCGGCGTCGGGCTCGCCGGCGAGGCCGGCCCCGAAGCGATCATGCCGCTCCAGCGCGGCGCGGACGGCCGGCTCGGCGTCGCCGCCCAGGGCGGCGGCAACAGCATCAATGTGCAGATCGCCACGCCCGACGTCGACAGCTTCCGCCGCTCCGAGAGCTACATCACCGGGCAGATCGCGCGTGCGGTGTCGCGCGGCCAACGCGGGCTGTGAGCGGCGGTCACCCATCATCGCGTGCCCCGGACACGCTGCCCCGCGCCGCGCCAGCGGCGTGACGCAGTGTGAGCCGGGGCCGTCTCGAACACAGCCTCCGTAACGGTCCCGGCTCACGACGCAGCGCCAAGGCGCCACGTCGCGTCCGGGACACGGCGCATGAATTTCCGCGACTGAAGCAGAGCGATCCATGACCGGCTTTCACGAGATCCTGTTTCCGCTCGACGTCGCGCTGAACAGCGCCGGCGGGCCGGAGCGGCGCACCGACATCGTGTCGTTCGGCTCCGGCCGCGAACAGCGCAACGCGCGCTGGGCGCAGTCGCGGCGGCGTTACGACGCCGGCTACGGCGTCAAGACGCTGCAGGCGTTGCAGGCGGTGGTGGCGTTCTTCGAGGAGCGCCGCGGCCAGCTCTACGGCTTTCGCTGGCGCGACCGGCTCGATCATGCCTCAAACGCGCAGGGCGGGGCGCCGTCCCCGCTCGACCAGGGCATCGGCATCGGCGACGGCACCACCGCGGCGTTTCAATTGGTGAAGACTTATGGGGCGGGCTTTGCGCCGTATGCGCGGCCGATCGCAAAGCCGGTGGCGGGCTCGGTGCGGGTGGCGGTCGGCGGCAGCGAACTCGCCGCCGGCGCGTTCAGTTGCGATTCCACCACCGGCCAGGTGCGGTTTCTCGCCGGCCACATTCCGCCGCCGGGCGCTGCTATCACCGCGGGGTTTACGTTCGACGTGCCGGTGCGGTTCGACACCGATTATCTCGAGGTCGATCTGTCGGCGTTCGCCGCCGGCGCGATTCCGAAGATCCCGCTGGTCGAGATCAGGGTGTGAGCTGAAAAACCGTAGGGTGGGCAAAGCGCAGCGTGCCCACCTGACACTGCCGGGCGCTCGTGGTGGGCACGGCGCAAGAGCGCCTTTGCCCACCCTACGAGTTGGCCTTCCAGGGAAGGGTGAAGGAGATCCATATGCGTAGCATCCCCGCGGCCCTGCAGGCCAAGCTCGATAGCGGCGCCACCACGCTGGCGCAGTGCTGGATCGTGACGCGGCGCGACGGCGGCGTGCTCGGCTTCACCGATCACGACCAGGATCTTGTGATCGATGGCGTGGCGTGCCTCGCCGGCACCGGCTTCACCGCCTCGGAAGCCTCGCAGCGCTTCGATCTGTCGGTCGACGGCAGCGAGATTTCCGGCGCGCTCAGCGACGACAGTTTGCGCGAAGCTGACCTCGCCGCCGGGCGCTACGACGCCGCCTCGGTCGCGAGCTACCTGGTCGACTGGTCGGAGCCGGCGCTGCGCGTGCTCACCGCACGCGGCACGCTCGGCGAGGTCAAGCGCGAGGGCGAAGCCTTCACCGCGGAATTGCGCGGGCTGGCCGATCTGTTGTCGCAAGAGAGCGGCCGGCTCTACACCGCGAGTTGCGGCGCCGATCTCGGCGACGCGCGCTGCCGCGTCGATCTGGCGAATCCCGCGTGGCGCGGCGGCGGCGTCGTCACCGCGATCCTCGGCGTGTCGCTGATCGCGGTGTCGGGGCTCGACGGCTTCGCCGATGCGCTGTTCAGCGCCGGGCGATTGAATTGGACCAGCGGCGGCAATGCTGGCACCGGCGTCGAGATCAAGCTGCATCGCAGGCTTGCCGGCGCGGTGCAGCTCAGCCTGTGGCAGGCAGCCGCCGAGCCGATCGCGCTCGGCGACGGCTTCACCGTCACCGCGGGTTGCGACAAGCGTTTCGCGACCTGCCGCGATCGCTTCGGCAACGCGGATAATTTCCGCGGCTTCCCGCAGATCCCCGGCAACGACTTCGTCATCAGCTATCCGGTGGCGGGCTCCGGCGGCAGCACCGACGATATGCCACCACTCATCGGATGACGCTCATGACCTCGACAGCATTGACCCGCGCCGCGATCGTCGCCGAGGCGCGCAGCTGGATCGGCACGCGCTATCGGCATCAGGCCTCCTGCAAGGGCGTCGGCTGCGATTGCTTAGGGCTGGTGCGCGGGGTGTGGCGCGGCTGCCTCGGCGCGGAGCCGGAGACGCCTCCGGCCTACGCACCGGACTGGGCCGAGGCCGGCGGCGAGGACACGCTTGCCGCGGCGGCGCTACGGCATCTCGTGCCGATTCCGCCCGAAGCATTCAGCACCGGCGACGTGCTGCTGTTCCGCTGGCGCGACGACTGCGTCGCCAAGCATCTGGCGATCGCCGGCTCCGCGCACAGCATGATCCACGCCCATGACGGCGCCGCAGTCTGCGAGGTCGCGATCGCGCCGTGGTGGCGGCGGCGACTGGCCTTCGCGTTTTCGTTTCCCGGAGTGAAGTGATGGCCGCACTGGTGCTCTCGATTGCCGGCGGCGCCGTCGGCGCGCTGTTCGGCCCGGTCGGCGCCATCGCCGGGCGGCTCGCCGGCGCGCTGGTCGGCAACGCCGTCGATCGCTCGCTGTTCGGCAGCGACCGCAAGGTCGAAGGGCCGCGGCTCGCCGATCTCGAGGTGATGGCCTCGACCGAAGGCGCGCCGATCCCGCGGGTCTACGGCCGCGCGCGGCTGTCCGGCCAGGTGATCTGGGCCACCGACCTCGAAGAGGTGATCTCCAGCGAAACCAGCTCCGGCGGCAAGGGATCGGGCGGTCAGAGCACGACCACGACCACCTACGCTTACTTCGCCAATTTCGCGGTCGGGCTGTGCGAGGGCGTGATCGGCCGGGTGGGGCGGATCTGGGCCGACGGCAAGCCGCTCGACCTGGCCCAGCTCAGCATCCGGGTGCATCGCGGCACCGAACAGCAGAGCGCCGACGAACTGATCGTCGCCAAGGAAGGCGCCGCCGACGCGCCGGCCTATCGCGGGCTGGCCTATGTGGTGTTCGAGCGGCTGCCGCTGAAGGATTTCGGCAACCGGATTCCGCAATTGTCGTTTGAGATCATCCGGCCGATCGGCGCGCTCGAACAGATGGTGCGCGCGGTGACGCTGATCCCCGGCACCACCGAGTTCGGTTACGAGCCCTCCGCGGTGGTGCGCAGCGTCGGCTTCGGCGCCTCGGCGCAGGAGAATCGCCACGTCAGCCACGCGGTCAGCGACGTCGACGCCGCGCTCGACGATCTGCAGGGCGTCTGCCCCAACCTCGAACGCGTCGCGCTGGTGGTGGCCTGGTTCGGCTCCGACCTGCGCGCCGGACAATGTCTGGTGCGTCCGGCGATCGAGAACGCCAGCAAGGTGACCACCCCGATGCGATGGTCGGTGGACGGCGTAAGCCGCGCCACCGCGCCGGTGGTGTCGCAGGTCAACGGCCGGCCGGCCTATGGCGGCACGCCGTCCGACGACAGCGTGGTGCATCTGATCCGCGAGCTGAAGGCGCGCGGCTTGAAGGTGACGTTCTATCCCTTCGTGATGATGGATATTCCGGCCGGCAATGGCCGGCCCGATCCGTGGAGCGGGGCGGCGTCGCAGCCGCCGTATCCCTGGCGCGGCCGCATCAGCTGCGATCCGGCGCCGGGCCGGCCGGGTTCGCCGCAGGGCACCGCGGCGGCGGCGGCCCAGGTGCAGCAGTTCTTCACCGGCGGGAGCTGGAATTATCGCCGCATGGTGCTGCACTACGCGCAGCTCGCGGTCGCGGCCGGCGGTGTCGATGCGTTCCTGATCGGCTCGGAATTGAAGGCGCTGACCCGGGTGCGCTCCGGCGTCGGCGTCTATCCGGCGGTGCAGGCGCTGGCCTCGCTCGCCGCCGAGGTCAAGGCGATCGTCGGCGGCGCGCTGGTGACCTACGGCGCCGACTGGACCGAATACGGCGCCGACGCGGTGACGGCGGACGCATCCGAGCTGCGGTTTCCGCTCGATCCGTTGTGGGCGCATCCGGCGATCGGCGCGGTCGGCATCGATTACTACGCGCCGCTCTCGGACTGGCGTGACGGCGGCGCGCATCGCGACGCGGCGATCGCGCCGTCGATCTACGATCGCGGCTATCTCGCCGGCAATGTCCGGGCCGGCGAGGGCTACGACTGGTACTACGCCGATGACGCCGCGCGCGCTGCGCAAGCGCGGGCGCCGATCACCGACGGCCGCGGCAAGCCATGGACGTTTCGCGTCAAGGATCTGTGGGCGTGGTGGAGCAATCCGCATTACGAGCGCAGCGGCGGCAGCGAACTCGCGGCGCCGACGGCGTGGGTGCCGCGCAGCAAGCCGATCTGGATCACCGAGGTCGGCTGCCCCGCGGTCGACAAGGGCGCCAACCAGCCGAGCGTGTTTCCCGATCCGAAATCCAGCGAGAATTTCATTCCGTATTTTTCAAGCGGCGAGCGCGACGACCTGATGCAGCGCCGCTATCTGGAAGCGCTGATCTCGGCGTTCGATCCGGCGTTCGGCGCCAGCGACGCGCAAAATCCGCTGTCGCCGGTCTATGGCGGGCGGATGATCGAGGTCTCGGCGATCCATCTGTGGACCTGGGACGCGCGGCCCTATCCGGTGTTTCCGGCGGCCGATGATGTGTGGGGCGATGCCCCGAACTGGTCGACCGGGCACTGGCTGAACGGCCGGCTCGGCGGCGCGCCGCTCGACGCGCTGGTGGCGGCGCAGCTGCGCGACGCCGGGGTTTCCGGCGTCGATAGTTCAGCGTTGCGCGAAATCTGCGACGGCTATGTGGTCGACCGGCCGATGTCGCCGCGGGCGATGATCGAGCCGCTCGCCGCGGCTTATGCGTTCGATGCCCATGCGGCCGCGGGCTTGTTGCGATTTGTGCCGCGCGGCGGGCTGCCGGTGGCCGAATTCGGCGAAGACGATCTGGTGCTGCCGGACAAAGGCGCGCCGAGCCGGCTGACGCGGGCGCAGGAGACCGAGCTGCCGCGCGAAGTGGCGCTCGGCTTCAGCGACGCGCTGGCGGATTATCGGCGCTCCGCGGTGACCTCGCGGCGGCTGGTCGGCGGCGCCAACCGCATTGTGCAATCCGACCTCGCGGTGATCAGCAACGCCGCCGCCGCCAGGCGCCGCGCCGAGATCTTCCTGCAGGATCTGTGGGCCGGGCGGGAGACCGCGCTGTTTGGGCTGGGGCTCGACCGGCTGGCATTGGCACCGGGCGACGTGGTGGCGCTGACGCTCAGCGGCCGCCGCCGGCTGTTCGAGATCGAGGAATTGGTCGATACCATGGCGCGGCAGATCAAGGCGCGCAGCATCGATCCCGAGGTGTTCGCCGCACCGCTGCCGGCGATCTCGCCGCCGCGGCCGAGCATTCCGCCGGCGCTGGGCCCGGTGCTGGCGTTGCCGCTCGAACTGCCGTCGCTCGATAATAAGACTCCGCCGACGCTGATGCGGCTTGCGGTCGCCGCCAATCCGTGGCCGGGATCGGTGACCATCTGGTCGTCGTCCGACGGCACCAGCTTCACGCCAAGTGCAATTGCGGCGGCGCCGTCGACCATCGGCCAGACGCTCGACCCGCTGCCGGCCGCGGCACCGGCGCGCTGGGATCGCGCCGGCCGCTTCCGGGTGCAGCTGGCGCGCGGAACGCTGAGCTCGCTGAGCGACGCCCGCGTGCTGGAAGGCGGCAACGCCGCGGCGCTGCAGACGCCCACCGGCGCGTGGGAGATCGTGCAATTCGCCAACGCCGAATTGGTCGGCGGCAACACCTATCTGCTGTCGCGGCTGTTGCGCGGCCAGCTCGGCAGCGAGCACGCGATCGCCGAGACGCTGCCGGCGGGCGCGGCTTTCGTACTGCTCAACCAGCATCTGGTGCCGATCGCGCGCGGGCTCGATGCGCTCGGCCGGCCGCTGCAGCTGCGGTTGGCGGCGAGCGGCCGCAGCCATGACGACGCGATGGCGGTGGCGCTGACGGCGACGCCGGGCGCCACCGCGTTGCGGCCGCTGGCGCCGGTGCAGCTTCGCGCGGCACGGCAGGCCGATGGCATCCACATCAGCTGGATCCGCCGCACTCGCCTTGACGGCGACGGCTGGAACGACGAGGTGCCGCTCGGCGAGGAGATCGAGGCCTATCGGCTGCAGATTGTGTCCGGCGCGGTGGTGGTGCGCAGCATCGCCTGCAACGCCCCGCAGGCACTCTATGCCAACGCCGACGAGCTCGCCGATTTCGGCGCGGCGCAGACCGCGCTGCACATTCGCGTCGCGCAGCTGTCCAGCACCGTCGGCGCCGGCTTTCCCGCCGAGCGCACGCTCGCCGTGTAAGGGGCCGTGTCCCGGGCGCGATGCGGCACGCAGGGCCGCTTCGCAGAACCGGGACCGTTACATATGCCGAGTTCCGTAACGGCCCCGGCTCTGCAGCGCACCACGCCGCAAACGCGGCGTCGTGCGCTGCGTCCGGGGCACGCCGGATGAACGACCAGCAGTCAGCAGCGAGCGCGAGGAAAAGGCCATGACCGAGACCGCCCATCTGCATCTGCCGCTGATCGAAGCCAGCCAGGCGCAGAAGCACGTCACCCACAACGAGGCGCTGCAGATCCTCGACGCGGTGATCCAGATCGCGGTGCAGGACCGCAATCGCACCACGCCGCCGTCGAGCCCGGCGGAAGGAGTGCGCCACGTCGTTGCGGCCGGCGCCGGCGGCGCCTGGGCCGGGCAGGACCAGGCGATCGCGACCTGGCAGGGCGGCGCCTGGCTGTTCCTCGCGCCGAATGCCGGCTGGTGCGTGTGGTCGGCGGCCGACGCCGCGCTGCTGGCGTTCGACGGCGCCGTCTGGCGCAGCCTGCAGAGCCTCGACAACCTGCCGCATCTCGGCGTCAACACCACCGCCGACGCCAGCAACCGGCTCAGCGTCAAGACCAACACCGCGCTGCTGGCGGCGATCGCCGCCGCCGAGGCCGGCAGCGGCGACGTCCGGCTGCAGCTCTCCAAGGAGAGCGCGGCGCGCACCGCCTCGGTGGTGTTCTCAGACAATTACTCCGGCCGCGCCGAGTTCGGCCTGGTCGGCTCGGATGCATTCAAGCTCAAGGTCTCCGCCGATGGCGCGGCCTGGGTCGAGGCCTTCACCATCGATCCGGCCAGCGGCAATCTGGCGCTGCCGCGCGGCTTGACGCTGTCCGGCGTCGTCGCGCCGCCGCAGCTCGCCGCCAACCAGAACGACTACGCGCCGGCCGGGCTCGCCTCGGCCGCGGTGCTGCAGCTTGCCTCGGACGCCGCGCGCAGCCTCAGCGGCCTCAGCGGCGGCGCCGAGGGCCGCGTCATCGTGCTGATCAATGTCGGCGGCCAGCCGATCACGCTGCTCGACGACGGCGCAGCGTCGGCGGCGGCCAATCGATTTGCGCTCGGCGCGGCGATCGCGATGCTGCCGCGGCAGGCGGTGACGCTGCGCTACGACGGCACCGCGGCGCGCTGGCAGGCGCTGGCCGGCGGCGCGTCCTACGCGCTGTCCTATGGCGCGGCGCAAGCGCTGAGCGCGACGCAGCAGGCACGGGCCCGGGCCAATGCCGGCGTGCCGAACCGCAACTACCTGATCAACCCGAGCGGCGAGATCGCGCAAAGCGCGATCGGCAGCCAAGCCGACGCCAGCTACGATTTCGATCAATGGCTGACGCTGACCCAGGCCGCCGCGGTGAGCGTCAGCAGCGTGGCCGACGCGGAGAACGGCACGCCGTTCATGATGCGGTCGCTGCAGGCCGGCGCCGCGGCGCAGCGGTTCGGACGGCTGCAGTGGCTGGAACGGCTGTTCTGCCGCGAGCTGCGCGGCCAGCCCGTGGTGCTGTCGGCGCGGGTGCGCAGTTCGGTGGCGGCGACGCTGCGCTACGCCATCGTCGAGTGGACCGGCACCCCCGACGCGATCGCCAAGGACGTGGTCAACGATTGGAGCAGCGCCAGCCTGACCGCGGGCGGCTTCTTCACCGCGGCCTATACGACGGTGGTCGGCACCGGCGCCACCGCGCTCGCCGCCAACGTGCTGAGCGACATCGCGCCGCTGACCGGCACGGTGTCGTCGGCGATGAACAATCTCGCGGTGCTGTTCTGGACCGACGCGGCACAGCCGCAGAACGTCACGCTGGATATCGCCAAGGTCAAGCTGGAACGCGGCGGCGTGCCGACGCCGTTCGTGGCGCCGCGCTGGAACGCGGTGCTCGCGGACTGCCTGCGCTACTACGCCAAGACCTATGCGACCGGAGTCGCGCCCGGCACCCCCTATGCGGGCGGCGGGTTGCAGCACGTCGTCGAAGCCGCCAGCAACTACGCCTCGCTGCCGACCTGGCACTTCCCGGTCGAAATGCGCGCCGCGCCGTCGGTGACGCTGTATTCGCAGGCCACCGGCGCCACCGGCCAGATCTTCAATATGACCGCCGTCGCCGACGTCAGCGGCGTGGTGAACGGGATCAGCTCGAAGAGCTGCTCACCCAATGTGAACAATGTGTTGGTGGGAGGGACTAGTGGGTTAATCGCTCATTTAACCGTGAGCGCGAGACTTTGAGACAGGGACGCCCGAAAAGCCATCACTATATGTCGGGTCGGCCGGATCCTCGACAGCCTCGCGACCAGCCGCAGCATTCGGCGGATTTACTACCTTGGAGGATGCGGAGGGGAAGACCCGTCTCAGTAGTCCCGCAAGACTCCGGACGAAGAAGAGGCCCGCCGCCTGCCAATCCAGCGGTCTCATAAAATATCGCTTGAGGGCGAGGCTGGGCTTTTCGATCAAAGTCCAAGACAGCCACGCAATGGAGGCGGCAATCGCGAGAGTTATGAAGACATGGGTCCAAGGCCCAATGCCTTTCACGTGATAGCTGACGAGCAATTGAATGGGCCAGGCATAAATATACAGTCCGTAAGACAGGTCGCCAATTCGTTGCGCCAACGGCAGTGGCGGCGTCAGGTAAGCCAAGCATAGAACGAAGTAACACCACGGAATCGGAGCGATCACATCGAAATAGGGCGCGCCCTGGAACCAAATGAACCAAGCGCCGCACAATGCTGCGACTTTCCAATCCAGAATGATCGAGCTTCTGTAGATCCAAAAGAGGACGCCGACCGCGAAATAAATGCTCACCGACTTCCAAAGCGGCAAATTCAATTGGGTGGGAAGATCGCCAAAATTGAAGTAGCCGACCAACATGACCAATACGACGGACGTCGTCGCCAAGACTTTGTTGGACATCACGTTGAAAGCGGCGACCAAGCCCAACAGGAAATAGGCCCGTACTTCGGAGTTCAGGGTCCACAGAGCCCCGTTCATCACATTAGGAATGCCGTCGACAATGCCGGGCAGGGTCACGGTCTGCTTGTAGAAAATGACGTTGCAGACAAAATACCAGACGGTTTCTGGATGAGTGAGAAAGGCGCGGGCTGGTAATGAAGAATAATTCATCATCAGGAGGATCGTCAGAAGCAGGCTGACGATCAAGGCCGGGAATATCCGAAGAACTCGGGCTGCGGTGAATCCGATCGTGGTGTGGCGGGCCGCGCTGTCTGCAACCAGAAAGCCGCTAATAGCGAAGAACCCAAGTACCCCCAGGCTGCCGAGCCAAGTGGACTTCAAGATTGAGTGGAAGGGGACAGGATAACTTGGAGGATCCAAAACGAAGCTATGGCCGACCAGTACAAAGAGCGAAAAGGTCAATCGCAGAATGTCGAAATTGTTATTTCGGCCCCCGAGACAGTCTGCCAAAATTCTCTGTTTCATAAAGCGGCACCGCACACCCACAAGCCGATTCATCTTGATACGAAAGTGGTGGGTTGTGAAGAGGGCGTGGACGGTAACTACAGATTGTAGTTCGCGTTGTGGCAGGATTGCAACGTATCGCGATCATGTCGCATGTTTGCAGCGGGCTTAAGCTAGATCAAAATCTAGAGGCGGCCACAGACGAACAACAATATCTGGATTTAGGGTGTCAATTTCAGTGAGCTGGTGAACGGAATACGGTCCGTGCCCGTGCGAGAGCGGTATCTGAATGAAGGTCGCCGCCGGCCTTGCTTTCAGACTCACGACGCTGGGAGGCGCTCGCGCAGTAGTTAATCGGAAAGTACCATTGGCCAAGGATGCCGCCTGACTGCCACCACATCCTGCCCCCAGCCGCCTTCCTCGAAGGCGATAATGGAAATGTCCGGAATGGTTTGCAGCTTTTGCATCACCCAGCCGGGTGACGATAGCGACAATCCGAATGTGGGATAATCCTGCGCGTAAGGCAGAAACGCAAAGCCGGTCTTTTTGTACGCATTGTATAGTTGTTTGGTGTCAACCGCGTTGTGGTAAATCGGGTGTTCAGCCTCCGCTAGCAGGGCGGCAATTCTGCCATGAGTGGTGAACACAAGAACCCCTTCCGGCGCCAGCGCGTCGATCGCGATACGCAAGAACCGATCCCATTGCCACTCATCGAAATGCGTGAGGAGTGATCCGCTGAAGATCAGGTCGGCGCCGGGATCGAGTTTGAACGTCAGGTGCGAGTCGGCGGTGACGGGAATGGCCGCGAAAGTTGATTGGACGAAATTCAGGGCAGCTGCATCGAGCTCAACCGCGGTTATCTCGGCTGACGGCCATTCGTGCCGAAACCAACGCGTGACTCGGCCGTATCCGCTGGGGAAATCAACTACTTTCTCAGGGGTTGCGCCTCGCAAAGCGCGCTTGCAGATTTCCAGAGCCGCTCGGCCGACCGAGAAGTATTCGTCCTCCTTGCCCGCTTCGCACATCGTATCGTTCGGCGAGATCGCTTTTGACGGCAAGATTTTCGCCGGTGACGGCTGCTCCATGGGTTCGCTCCCGACTCCGTATCATTAATCGCTATTTCGCAGCTTCGTCGTTGATTGGTTCGCCCCCGCACGTCGGCGGGGGAAGTTCAGATGGTCGGCGGTGTGGTCGCGCCATGCTAGGTGGCGCGGTGGCAACACAGTCGTTTCATGTGACAAGGGAACTCCGAACGCCTCTTTGCAGCTTGGTGGCGTTCGGAGGCAACAGGGATGGTTGCGGATAGCAATTGCGACTGTTACTGGTAGTCAAAAGGCTCTCTGACAGCAAGGTGGATTATGTCATCCGACGATCCGCGTCTGGCCGCGTTCGAGACTTTCTGCAAGACCCTCGGTCAAGACTATCTCACCGACTACCAGTTCATGCTCAAGGCCTACGACCTTGCCGAGCGCCATGGGCTCAGCCTTCTGCCGGTCTCCTATTACAGCCCGGTGGCAACCGTCGCCGAGATCGACGCGGTGGGCGACCAGGAATTGTTCGGCGGCGACTTCGGAATCGGTCTCGATCGGGCGGCGCAATATCGGACGCTGGCGGAACAGGTTCTGCCGTTCGCCACGGAACTGCGCGGCATCCCGGAAAAGGACGCGCGGCAGGGTTCGTTCAGTTGGAAGAACGGCATGTTCCCGGTGCAGGACGCCTGCACCTATTACGGCATCGTTCGGTTCTATAAGCCGCGGCAGGTGTTGGAAGTGGGGTCTGGTTTTTCAACCCTTATCGCGGCGCGGGCCGCGGCGGCGAACGGCCATACTACAGTACGGTGCATTGAGCCGTACCCGACCGATTTTCACAACCGGCATCTGCGCGATCAAGTCGGCTTTTCATTGATCGAGAAAAAGGTGCAGGACGTGCCGCTGGAGGTGTTCTCCGGTCTGGACGCAGGCGACGTGCTGTTCATCGACAGTTCGCATATCGTGCGGCCGGGCAGCGATCTCGAATACCTGGTCTTCCGGGTGCTGCCGGTCTTGAAGGCCGGGGTGATCGTGCACATCCACGACATGTTCATTCCCAAGGGCTACAGCAGGCCATATTATACGGCCTGCAAATGGCACTTTAACGAAAATTACCTGATCGCGGCGCTGCTGGCGGACAATCCTAAATGGGAGGTCCTGATTGCCAACGCGTACTTGGGCGAGGTCGGGCTGATGCTCGATGCCTTGACCCGCGGCGTCTCGCGGGATGAAGACGAGTTCAACTTGCTGCGAGGCTCGGCCGGCGGCTCGAGCTTGTGGCTTCGGAAGCGGCATTGAGCGCGCTTACCCGCTGCCATCGCCGGTCGGAGCCGCCGGCGCCGGACCGGCCAAAGCAGCCCTCGACGTAACTGCGGACAGGCGGCGCCTGCTTGGGCACGGCTTTTCGGCGTGGGCGTCATAGCCTCACCTATCCATGGAGATCACCATGAAGCAATCGTCGTTCGGCGAGGCGTTGACGCGTCTGTGGCCCGACGCGGATCGGCGCGTCGCGGGCCTGCGCGCCGGGATGATCGAGACCGCGCCGCAGGTGTTTGCCAGATACCAGATCGATTCGCCGCTTCTCCTCGCCCATGTGATGGCGCAGATCTCGCACGAGTGCGGCGCCGGCCATGAGGTGGTGGAAAACCTCAACTACACCGCCGGCCGGATGATGCAGGTGTGGCCGTCGCGGTTTCCCTCGATGGCGAGCGCGCAGCCCTACGCGCACCATCCGAAGGCGCTCGCCAACAAGGTCTACAACGGCCGGATGGGCAATGCGGCCGGCTCCGACGACGGCTGGATTTTCCGCGGCCGCGGCGCCGCGCAAACCACCGGGCGCGAGGGCTATGCGCGGCTCGCCAAGCTGACCGGGCTCGACCTCGTCAACCAGCCCGAACTGGTGTTGTCGCCAAGACATTTCCTGGCCTGCGGCGTCGCCGATTTCATCGCTTGCGGCTGTCTGCCGTTCGCCAAGGCCGACGATATCGTCGGCGTCACCAGGCGGCTGAACGGCGGCAGCATCGGCTTGGCGCAGCGCAAGGCCTGGCTGTCGAAATGGAAGGCGGCGCTTGGCAGCGCGCCCCGCGCCGCGGCGAGCATTGCGGTGATCGACGCTCCGCCGCTGGCGCCCGAGCCGCCGCCGCAACCGCGGTCGCCGTCGGCGCCGCAATTGCCGCCGTCGCGCGATCCGGTGCCGGCGGTCACCGCAGCGCCCGCGCAGGAGACCTCCGCCGTCGCACGTCTGGTTGCCGCGCTGGCCGCGGCTTTCAAGAGGAGTTGA